GAATCCCAATGGCTTATACTCAGACCTCTTCGGTGTCTTCGGATACCACCGCATTTGAACAGCTTGCGTATTTTGCGCTTCGTTCGCAGCCTCTGTTCGAGATGGTTGCAGATGTGAAGACGACCAACCAGTCCCATCCAGGCTCGGCGGTCCAGTTCAACATCTACAACGATCTTGCCCAGGCGACTTCGGCTCTGACCGAAACGTCGGACGTGACCGCTGTTGCGCTCAGCGATTCGACCGTGACGGTGACTCTTGCCGAGTACGGCAACGCTGTCATCACCACGGCGAAGCTGCGTGGAACCTCGTTCCTGAACGTGGACGCTGACGCTGCCAACATCATTGGCTACAACATGGCGAACAGCATCGACAACATCGTTCACGATGTTCTCATCGCTGGCACCAACGTTGCCTACGGCGGCGATGCGACCTCGACGGCGACCATCGACGCTACCGACAACCTTGACGCTGCTGACGTTCGTGAAGCAGTCGCCAACATGCGTAGCGCTTCGGCCATGCCGATGAGCGGCAACATCTATGTTGGGTTCATTCACCCTGACGTGTCGTTCGACCTTCGTGGCGACACTGCTGTGACTGACATCATTCAGTACCAGATCCGTCAGGACGGCGGCGCTGTGCGTGCAGGCAGCATCGGCACCTTCGGCGGCGTGGACTTCATCGAGACGCCTCGTCTTGAGATCCAGGCCGACGCTGGCGCTACGACCACCGACGTGTATAACACGGTGATCTGCGGCAAGCAGGCGCTTGCTAAGGCTCATTCCCGTGCGGCTGGTTTCGGTGAGAACCCGGCTGTCGTGTTCGGCCCGGTGACCGATACTCTGCGCCGGTTCCAGCCTGTCGGCTGGTATCACCTCGTCGGGTACAACCGTTTCCGTGAGGCTTCGCTCCAGCGGATCGAGGCTTCTTCAAGCATCGGCGCTAACTGATAAAGCGTTGATGGTGTAGTGTTAAGAGGGGTCGGGAGCCGGTCCTGGCCCCTCTTTCACATTTGGAGTTCGTTATGCCAATGGTTAACGGCAAGAAATATCCGTATACCAAGGCGGGTAAGGCCGCAGCTAAAAAGGCTGCCGCAAAGAAGAAGGGTAAGAAGTAATGGCTAGTGGCTTGTATGGCATTACGTTTCTGAATGCGCTCAATAACACGTTGGCGCTTGATCTCGATGACACAACGGCTGACCGTTTCAAGTGTATGCTTGTAACGTCGGCGTACACGCCTGACTTTGGCGTACACGATTTCAAAGCTGACGTAACGAACGAAGTGGTCGGCACTGGGTATACCGCTGGCGGCGAGTCGCTTACGTCGGTGACGCTTACGCAGTCTGCTGGCGTTATCACGTTTGACGCCGCTGACATTACTTGGACGAGTTCTACGATCACGGCTCGTGCAGCGGTAATCTACGACGATTCGTTGGCTTCTGACCCGCTGATTTGTTACGTCGATTTCGGTTCGGATCAGTCGTCTTCGTCAGGGGACTTCCAGCTCTCGTTTAACGCTTCAGGAATCTTTACTCTTGATCTGACCCCGTGAGGTGAATTGTGGCTACTAATTATCCTGGGACTCTTGATGACACAGCGAATGTTGGTGGCGGTGTAGAACCTGAGGCTGTCACTGCGTTGGATGATTCAAGTTCGGGTCATCCGACGCATTCTGGGTTGCATCAAAACCTTGGTGATGCTGTTCAACAGTTGGAAGCAAAGCTAGGTATTGGGGGTTCGACGCCTACTGCGAATCAAGTGTTGGCGTGTGCTTCGGGTTCTACTTCAACTTGGTCGGATTCTCCTTCGGTGGCGAACCTTACGTTGTCTGCTGATTTGACGGCTGTAAATGCTACGTTGTCTGCTGATTTGACGGCTGTAAACGCTACGTTGTCGGGGACGTTGAACAATGTTGATCCTGATAATTTTGCGAACATGACGGATTCAAGCACTGCTGGCCGCAAAATTACAGTTGGCACAACTGCTCCGACTGCTAACAGGACAATTGGCGATTTGTTTGTTGAGATTGTTTAAGGTTGCTATGAGCTACGACATAATCGTGAATGGTGGACAGAATGAGTATTGCGGCACGATTCGTGAGTTCATCGAGTTTGGTAAAGGCAGCAGCTTGCGACCGATGGGCGAGACTCAGAAGTTCGTGTTCAGTGTCACTTCCGACCGTGACCACACCGACCCTGACCTCGACAAGTTCTTCCACCGGTGCGAAACCGTGACGCTCATTCCAGAAGAATCTCCCGGCAGGTTCCGGCGGTGGCGTATCCGTACCGACGAAGTGACGGACGACCAGATCGAAGAGTACCGGACAACCGGGATCATCGCCGTAGACGAGTTGACGTTTCTCAACATGACGGAAGCGATCGACACGAAGGAACGGTTCGCTCTGCCTGGAGTCGTGCCATCTGACAGGCGACCCGATCATGCTGGGCCTCCGCACAAGAACCTGAACATCACAATGCGGTTGAAGGCTCGCCACACACCGGACCAGGCCAGCGGTCAGAACATACATCAAGGGCGTAGGCCATGACAGCACCGTCAATCCGGCAAGACGCCTACAACTTTGGTAGTGGCAGCGTCACGGTGACTCTAGGCCTCACGCCGAACGTCGGGAACCGCCTGCTCGCGATCGTATGGCACGATGACCGCACAGCCCTCGTCAAAGGGGGATCGCCGGACCCGGTTACGCCTACGACCGGCTCAGGCTGGGTGCTCGCTGACTACTGCCGCACATGGTCGTTCTACGGCTCAATTGAGATCTACTACAGGGACGTTCAAGTCGGAGACGCGACCACTTACACGTTTACTACCGTCGATACTCAGGATTTCTCGGCTCAGGTGTTTGAGATGCTCGACTTCACTGAGCCACCTGTCTTACGAGACGCAGATTTCATGCCGTGTACCACGGATCGCTTGAGCACGAAGTCAACCAGCACAAACTCGATGTCGCTGCTCATCGGCAAGTGCAGTAATTTGTTTACTGTTAACACGCCGACGAACTACACCAATGGAGGGCCACCAGCTTCATACACTGAGAACCCGTACTTGTTCTATGCAGTCAACCAGAACCTCGTCGCCGTAACTACGGGCACACAAGAGAACCGGGTGGCGCTGCAGGTTGAGATACCAGAAACGGGAACGACAGGGCCAGCGTCATGGGACAGGCACCTTCAGTATGAAATCAACTCGGTCACCGGCGACTTCAGCAGCGTCACTGGCATCCCGACTGACTTGCCTGATCAGGTCTGGGACAACAAGATTACCTTTAATATCACGGAGGCAGACGACCAAGGAAATTTCGCCGGTGGCCAACACCGGGTATTCTCCGACAGCACCTACTACACTTCCTTTATCGTTGACCCGTCAGTACGGCACGATGGCGTCGATGCTACCACCGGAGCGCGTGTCGATCATGGCGGCTCGAACCCATCGTGGGACATCCGAGTGAGATGGGCGGCGTCGTATATGTATATCGAAGGACTCGCCTTCATACACGAGGCAGACACGGCATCTTCTTTTGAGGGAATGCTTCTCCTAGAGGGGTCGACTAGTGGAACTGTGGGTACTGAGTTTTTCGGCAATAACGTTGTCGTTGACAAATGCTTGTTCCACTACGCACCAGCGCTTAACACTTCGATCTACGCCTGCGAAGGCCTAGTCATCCATTATGGAGCGGAGAATGTAGGGGATACGTTCGTGTCAATCTCTAATTGTGTCTTTCACAGTTGCAAAGACAATGCCGGTCTGGTGATCACAGACCGGAACGTCTCCGGAGCGCTTGGAAATTACTACGTTGACAACTGCTCTTTCGGGTTCAACGGCGCAACCAATGAGTCTTTCGGCAGCGGCATTCTCATCGACCAGGACCACTTTAGTAGCGACACGGTTCTCCATCTCTACAACTGCAACTTCGGAGATAACTTCGACAACTCTGGCGGCACGGAATATGCCGACTTGAGATATCAAAGAAGCTCCTTGTACCCTACGCTCGACGGGTCGCACGTCCTAAACGGAGCGAACAACGTATTCCAATACCCGCCGCCTGCGTCGTTCGCAGGCATGACGAACAATTTGACGGGCTCGATCTCAGCGGCTAACGGATTTACGCAGACTACGACTCAACAGTTCGGCATCATCGTGGCGAGTACGTCAACGTTCGGAGCGTATGACCTTGATCTCGTGCAGCCAACTGGGTCCGGCATCAACCTCGCCCTGCAAGCAGGCACGAGCCGAATAGGGTCTGAGCCTGACCCGCGACAAGACTTCACTTACGATGTGCTCGGCAGGAAACGGTACTCGCAGGGGTACGACACCGGAGCGTTTCAAATCTCTACTGCTTCTAGGTTCAAGTATTGGAACGGCACGGCTTGGGTTGACTCAGTTTCTGTAAAGTATTGGAACGGTACGGCATGGGTTGATACGGTTGCTGTGAAGTATTGGAACGGCAGCGCATGGACCGATCCTGTGTAGAAGAATGGGAGTAATTTATGGCTGCTCCTGTTCTTCAGTCGTCTAACTCGGCGGTAAATAGCGGGGCTGCTACCTCGTTAACAATCCCTGTGCCGTCAAACATCGCTATTGATGACGTTTTGATCGCCGGTGTTGATACAGCGAGGCAAGCTGGGCCGATCACGGCACCTTCAGGGTGGACGTTGCTTACGTCTGTCTTCCATGACAGCGGCACATACGACTGGTTCTATAAGGTTGCTGTCACTCTTGACACGGCTGCGATCGACTACACGTTTTCGTGGTCTACCAGTTCGCGTGTGGCCGGGTGGATAGTTCGCATCTCAGGCGCAGATCCGACAACGCCTATCTCGGCAGACACTTCAACGACTGGTTCCGGCAATGCTCCTGATCCTCCTGCGTCTGGCACGGTGTCGTCCGGCAACTACTTGGCGGTAGCTCACTTCGGTATCGAGGGCAAGAACGCTGCTGGCGCGACTGCGCCTACTAATTACACGCTGGCTCAAGCAGTAGAAACTTCTGGCAGCGGTAGTCAAACCACGCATTGCGGTGTTGGTGTTGCTTCTCGTCAGTTGACGGGGATCACGTCGGAAGATCCTGGGACGTTCTCTACTGGCAATGACGGTTACGCTGTTGGCACCATACTGGTGAAGGAGTATGTTCCTCCGAACGTTACTGTTTCGCCTGCTGTTATTGCTACGGCTGCGACGGTTCCTGCACCGACAATTACTGCCGGTTCGGGTGTTACGGTTTCGCCGTCAGTTGTTGCTACGGCTGCAACAACGCCTGTTGTTACTGTTCAGATTAATGATGG